AGACGACAATTGTGCACCCACGAACTATCACCCCTGGAAATGTTGATAGTCAGCCTTCTTGGTTAGGAAGTTTGGTTCAACATCTTGGATTGAAAGTTGAGACCGATGCGGCTGTTCGTTCAATAGCATCTCAGGACATGGTCAATGCATTTTCACGGAACAATTTGTTTTTTGCGACAATTCGGTCAGGAGATAAAACAATGAAATGTAACATTTTCTTTCCTCGTAAGGGTATGGCACTTTTGCCAGCTCACATTTTCTATGAAGAGAATAAATTGGGTGGAAGGAGAATCAAGGAGTTGGAGATTGAGGTATGTAGATCTAATAAACCTGGCGGAGTGTTTACTTTCCGGGCAGATGACACTGTTTCAGTTTTTGATGATGTTCTTGATTGTGTTGCAATTTTTGTACCCAATTGTCCAGATCTCAAAGATCGCAGGGCTTGGCTTCCAAGGAATCATCCACAGGGAACATCTATGGCTTCATTGCTTGTTCGTAAGGGAGGAGAGTTTTTGTCAGATGCCATTACAGTAACGTGTGGAAAAGTGGCGCACAAATACAGGTCAAATTTGCCCGGTGGTTCTTACAATACATCCCTCGCAAAGAGTGGGGCATGTATGGGTCTTATCATTGTCGATGGGAAAGATCCATGTATTCTTGGCGTTCACATTGGAGGCACACCCTCTTCTCATTTGGGTATTATGCAGACTATTTTGCAATCTGATGTTGACAGATGGGTTCATGCTCTAGATAAAAAAGGTTGTTACAGTCTTGCTCAGGCAACAGATTTACCACAAACTCAATATGGGAAGACACTCATTTCGTCTCCAAATGTTCATCCTCATTCTATTTTTTCGACGATGAATTCGGAGGCCAATGTAGAAGTATTGGGATCTACTGCACTGCGTACAAAACAAAAAACCACTGTTTCTAAATCCCCCATCAGTGATCATATTACTGATGTGTGTGGGGTGCCTTGTAAATGGGCGGGCCCTCGTTTAGAGCCCAACTGGAAAGCCTACAATGCAACTCTTGAATATGTGGTTAAACCAGTCCGTCCATTTCCTCCTAATCTTATGCGGAGAGCTGGGGATGATTGGTTACATGATTTGATACCAATTGTGGGGCAGATGAAACCATTGACTGACAAAGAATCTATCATGGGTTGTGATGGAGTTCGTTTTTTGGATGCATTGCCAATGTCTACTAGTATGGGTTTTCCACTCTTTGGCAAAAAGCACAAGTATTTTGAGGATGTTGTGGTGGACGGTCAACTTTTGGACAGAATTCCATCACAAACAGTGATTGCTGAGAGAGATCGTCTTTTGAAGACATGGTCTCGCGGTGAAAGAGCATATCCAGTCACAAGTGCCACTCTTAAGGATGAACCTACTGCGATGGTTAAAAATCCTGATGGTCAGTGGGAACTTCCTGAAAAGGTGCGCGTCTTTCAGTGCTCTGCTGTTGCTATGAGTTTGTGTATCCGCAAATATTTTCTTCCTGTTGTGCGTTTCCTTTCTACTCATCCCATAGAATCTGAGTGTGCAGTTGGCCTTAACTGCATGTCTGATCAGTGGGAAGTTTTGATGGAACACGCATGGCAGTACTCTGAAGATGAGGTTTTGGCCTTAGACTACAG